ATGGTGTGTTCTATATCTGCGCTGGTGATATCTGTGAAGATGATGATTTGCGCCATCGTTGGGTGCAGAGCCATCGCGATCATATGTTTGCCATCAATGGTAATCACGATTACTATGGCGGATATTTCACAGATGCTATCTACGGCACCAAGACGCAAGACGTCAATGGGATCAAGATCGCTGGCGCAACGCTCTGGACTGATCTGAGCAAGTATATTGATTGGGTGATGTACGTCAAGGGTCTGATTGACTATCGCTACATCAAGGGCGTCACTCATCAGCTAATGATGGAAACGCACGAAGCGCATAAGTTCTTTCTTTTTAACTCTGAAGCTGATATCATTGTGTCGCATCACACGCCATCGCTTCAGTCTGTTCATGAGAAGTATCGTAGCAGCCCGTTCAATCCTTCGTTCTCGAATAACCTCGACGAGCAGATTCTTGCAATGAAGAAGCCGCCGAAGCTGTGGATTCATGGGCATACGCATGATGAGTTCGATTATATGATCGGCGAGACTCGTGTGATTTGTCATCCTCGTGGATATAAGGGCGAGCGCGACAATTACAGGAACTATGCGCCTAAGATCGTGGAGGTTTGATATGAAACTTGCTTGGTTATGTTATCTTCACGATGTAGACGACGATATCCTACCTGTGATTCGTTTCGAAGAACCAGAGCGTTGGGTATATCGCAAGGTTGTTCCTATCGTTTATGCTGTGTTGGAGGCTACTTATGAATAGGTTTATCCTTGATAAAGATCCTATCGCTGCTGCTCAGCAACATTGCGATAAGCATGTCGTCAAGATGATCCTTGAGGAATGCCAGATGCTGTCGTCTGCGCATCGTGTTCTTGACGGCACGGAGTTTGTCGGTCAGTCCAAGTCTGGCCGCAAGGCTAAACGTTGGAAGCTCGATGACGAGCGCGACGACAAGATCTATCAGGTCACGCATCTCAATCATCCTTGCACTCAGTGGTCAATGCAAACGAACAACAACTACAACTGGTCAGTTTGCTTGCTCGGTGAGTTGCTCAAGGAATACGAATATCGCTACGGTAAGCGGCACAAGTGCGGTGAGCTGTTCGATATGTTGTCACGACCGCCTAGGAATATTCCTGTCGGTCCGCTGACGCAGTTTCCGCAAGCTATGCCTGACGACTGCAAGCGCGAGAATGCTGTAGATGCATATCGCGCATACTATATAAATCACAAAGCGCGATTCGCAAAGTGGACGGATCGGCCTACACCAGATTGGTTCGTATGTTCATAAAATTGAGAAACAATGCTATAAGTCATCGTGACGAAGATATCTGGATCAACACTGATCATATCTCAGCCGTATATGAACACGCCAAGGTAGAAGGAGGTGGATTGACCACTTTCGTATACAGCGTGATTGGTAATACTATCACATGGGAAGTCGAAGAGTCGGTTTCTCAGGTTATCAAATTGATTGAGGATGCTAATGCAAAGCGTTGAAGTTATCGGTGTTACTCAGCCTTGGATTAAGAGTGAGTTGGGAACCCGGCTGACTGTTGATGAGTTCATTGCCTACGTGGCTCGTGTTTCCAATCCTTCCAATCAGAACAACACTCTCACTGCACCAAAGCTTCTGCGCTATCTTGCAAAGCATAAGCATTGGTCGCCATTTGAGATGGTGAACATTGTGATGGAAATTGAAACGACCCGCGACATTGCTCGTCAGATTTTGCGTCACCGCTCGTTCTCATTCCAAGAGTTCAGTCAGCGATATGCTGATCCTACTCAGAGTCTGGGATTCGTTACTCGTGAAGCACGTTTGCAGGATCAGAAGAATCGTCAGAACAGCATCGAGACAGATCAGAATACTGTTGTTGCAGAAAGATGGCGTGAAGTGCAGCAGAAGGCTATTGATGCTTCTCAAGAAGCATATAAATGGGCGACATGGAATAATATCGCAAAAGAACAGGCACGTGCAGTTCTTCCCGAAGGTTTAACTGTTTCTCGCATGTACATGAACGGAACTCTTCGTAGCTGGATTCACTACTGCCAGTTGCGCTCTGGTCCCGAAACTCAGAAAGAGCATCGCGAAATTGCAGTCATGGCTTGGGATAAGATTGCAGAAATTTTCCCGTCGCTCGAAGACGTAATTCTACAGGAAACTAAATAAGACGTATGCCAAGATACACTTTCGTCAACACAAAGACCGACGAAGTCTTCGATGATTTCATGTCTATCTCCCAGATGGAAACCTATCTCGAGGAGAATCCACACATTCGTCAAGAAATTGGCGCTCCCCTTATCGTCAGCGGTGTTTCGTCGGGCAAGAATAAGCCCGACTCGGGATTCCGTGACATTCTTAAGACGATCAAGAAGCGTCATCCACGTTCAACCGTCAACACATTCTAAGGAGGAACACACGACACAAAACTCGTTCTCGTTCGTTATGATCCCATAAACAATAACAACATCGGAGCAGCCATGCAGACTGCAATCATAGACGAAGCATTTCTTGAAGCCGAAGCAAGTAAGTATTTGACGAGAAAAGAACGAAAGCAAAAGAAACGAGCTAAGGGAACAGGATTTAAACCTCCTGCCATTCCTAACTTGTGTCGCGTGTCACCTAAAACAGCTGCTCAACGAATAGTCGTTGAAGCATTTAATTCCGACAAGAATATCATCATGCACGGGTGCGCGGGAACGGGTAAGACGTTTCTTGCGCTATGGCTATCACTCAATGCTATGCTAGAAGGTGATGCTCCGCGCCCTGTAGTAATTCTGCGCAGCGTAGTGCCAACTCGTGACATCGGATTCCTACCAGGTTCAGTCAAGGACAAAGCAGCTGCGTACGAAGCTCCGTATCAAGGTATCGTATCGGAAGTGTGTGATAAGCCATACGAATGGCTAAAGAGCAATGGATATATTCAGTTTGATACGACATCGTTCCTTCGTGGATTAACGTTCCGCGATAACATCATCATCATTGACGAGTGTCAGAATCTGTCAGATCATGAAATCCATACAGTCATGACTCGCGTTGGTGAAGGATGTCGTGTTATCTTCTGTGGTGACTTTACTCAGAAGGACTACACGCGCGAGGGATCTGGTATGAACAATCTGCTAAAGATTGCAGAAAAGATGAGATCCTTTGAGATCGTGAAGTTCCATAAGGAGGATGTCGTTCGTTCAGGTTTCGTTCGTGACTATATACTCACACGAACAGAACTTGAAGAACGTGGAATGATAACTTGAGATTTGATCATAGCCCTTATATAGATTTACCTAGAGCAAAACAAATCAATACACCATCGGGCCGACGTTATCAGACGCCCGATGGTAACGTGTATCCTTCCATCACTACAGTTCTGGGCGATCAACCCGAGAAGAAACGTGCTATCGCTGAGTGGCGTAATCGTGTTGGTGCGGAAGAAGCAAACAAGGTTAGTCAGCAGGCTGCTCGTCGTGGCACCGATCTTCATAATCTCATGGAAACATATATTCTAGGAGACGAGATTGATGCAAAGAAAATCATGCCCTCGACACTCGCACGTTTTCGTCCTGTTCAAAAATGTCTGGATGAAAATCTACAACTTGTATATGCGTCTGAGACACCGATGTACTCAGACCTCCTCCGCATCGCGGGGACCGCAGACTTAATCTGTGAATGGAATGGCGAAGTGACTGTCATCGATTTCAAGACTGCGCGTAAGATGAAGACGGCTGATATGATCACAGACTATTTCGTGCAAGCTACAGCCTACTCGATCATGTTCGAGGAGCATACTGGCATCGAATGTCATCACTTTGCCATCCTCATGGTTTCTGACGAAGGCGAGTTCGAAGTTTTTTCTGGCAAGCGCAACGACTATGTGGCGGATCTAATTCGTATTCGTAATGGCTATGAATATAGGAAAAGTCTTGACAACCAACGTCAGACCGCGTAATATATACTAATGCTGAGGTCGTTGAGACGTAAGGAATAAACGTTTCGGACGCGGGGGCAGTACCCGCCGCCTCCACCATAGATACATTGGTTCCCTAACGCGATAAAAGGGATAACTTGGGCGCACCGACCAGTGTATCTTTGATGGGGGCGAAATAGGATCGACGGGATGTAGTAAAGTTGCGAAGAGACCGAAAGCACACGTTAGATGCAAACGATAATGCACCACGTTACGCAGTAGCTGCGTAACTGAGCCAGAGGGGAGCTTGGAAACAGAATCCCCTCACCAATACACATTTTTGAGGTGAACCAATGTCTGATGAATTTAATGAAAAGCGTCTCCGTTACGATGTACTCATGACTGCGATCGGTGTTGTTGATCAGCAGTTGTATTGGCGTAAAGAAAGCGGAGTACAGGTTATCGCTCCAGCTACTTCCGAATATATCAACAAGGCGATTGAGCTTATGGCTTTTGTTGATGGCGGAATTACTACTACAACCAAACAGTTTCTGAATGAAACTGATACCAACGTGGGGTGCTAATGACTAAACTCTGGTCAGACGAGTACGATTATAACAAACTCGTAGAAAAATGTCCTGAGGACTGGAAAAGACTTACGCGAGCCAGCCGTCGATACAGATTCGTGTATAATAATACGCCGCGAAAGCTGAGCGATATTTTTAATGAATACGATACCAGTTCTGTATTAGATTATGGTAGCGGCTATTCAACATGTGTAGCTGATATCGTTGATAAATTAGCTAAGAACATAGCAGTCGTTAGATACGATCCATTTATCGTAGAAGTGTCGGAAAAACCAACTACTGCGTTTGATGCTGTAGTGTGTCATAACGTTCTTGGTTCTGTTGAAATGGATTATATCTTGGCTGTTATACAAGATATATGCAGCTATTCTAATAAAATAGTTGTGCTAAAGGTTACATATCCTTTAGCGTTGCAAAACAAAGCGGAAAAAATAGCACGCTCGATCGAACAACTAACGGACTGGAATATTAAAGAACAATCCATACATACTGCACAAGAATACTATGACATCTATAACAATGACATGTTCATTTCGTCTGATACGAAATGCATGTATTATCTGTTGGAAAAGAATTAAGAATTTTCGGGGTTAGTTCAATCGGTAGAACTACAGACTTTGAATCTGTGTGTTGGTGGTTCGAGCCCATCACCCCGAACCAACTTTGGAGTTTGATATGAAAATCTACATTGGCCCTTACAAGAATTACATTGGTCCATATCAAATCGCTGACGCCATTTTCTTTTGGGTTGATCGTCGTAAGTTTTATCACGAAGAGCCGCCGATCTATAAGCGTTGGGATTATGTAGCCGCTGATAAGTTCGGCGACTGGCTTGCTGAAACGTGGGTCATGGATTTCTGTAACTGGCTGGATAAGAAAAGACAGCGCAAGATCAATATCAAGCTCCACGACTACGACACATGGAGTATGGACGATACTCTTTCTCACATCATCGTTCCTATGCTCGAACAGCTGCAGAAGACAAAGCACGGCGCTCCGTACGTCGATGATGCAGACGTGCCAGAATATCTGCGCTCAACTGCTGCATCTCCCAAGGAAAACGAATGGGATACCGACAACAATCACTTCAAGCGTTGGGATTGGGTCGTTGACGAAATGATTTTTGCATTCACGGCTAAGACGTTTGACTGGGAAGATCAGTTCTATTCTGGAAAAGTTGACTTCCGTTGGGAAAAGCAAGATAACGGGCTCTTAAAGATGGTAGACGGAGCGGGTAATACGTTCAAGGTTGATGATGAAGGCAAAACAGCATATCACAATCGAATGAAAAACGGATTCCGTCTGTTTGGTAAGTATTACGAAAATCTGTGGGATTGATATGAGCTTCTATGATAACTGTAAAAATAATAAGCCGCTGAGCATTATCGCTGGTCCTTGCGTGTTCGAATCTAAAGATCACGCAGTTGAAATGGCTACTGCTCTGCGTGATACCTGTTTCAATGTTGGTAACAAGTTCGACACAGAAATCAATTTCATTTATAAGACCTCTTTCGATAAAGCGAATCGAAGTTCCGCAGATAGTAGTAGAGGTAGCGGCTTCGACGAGGCGTATTACGGAATGGAGGCCGTCCGTGCTCGAGGAATCGAAGTGCTCACGGACGTTCACGAATCATGGCAATGCGAACAAGTGCAAGCTGATATTCTTCAGATTCCTGCATTCCTTTGCCGACAGACTGATCTCATTCGCGCAGCAGCCGAGTCGGGTAAACCAGTCAACGTGAAGAAGGGTCAGTTCCTATCTCCGTATGAGATGAAGAACGTAGCCGAGAAGCTGCGTAAGTTTGGCTGCACTCAATACATGTTCACAGAACGTGGCACGACGTTTGGCTACAACAATCTTGTAGTCGATATGCGTTCGCTGGAAATCATGAAGCAATACACTGACCGTGTCGTTATGGATTGCACTCACGCAGTTCAGCTTCCTGGCGGCAACGGTACAAGCTCTGGCGGTCAACGTCAGTTCGTTTCTACTATGGCTCGCGCTGCTGTGGCTGTTGGCGTAGCCGCTTTGTTCATGGAAGTTCATAACGATCCAGACAACGCGCCAAGTGACGGACCCAACATGATTCGTCTTGACAACTTTGAAAAGACCCTATATGATTTAGTAGAGTTGGATTATATCTCAAAGCGGAGCCTAAGGCGGTGAGAGGATTCTTTGCTGATAATGTCGCACCATTCTTATTTGGTGTCGGTATTGGTGCATACTTCGCTTTCTTAATAGCGCATTCGATTGTAGGTAATATGGATCGTAACACTTACAAGAAGTGTCGTTATTATGATCAGACAATCGAACGCTGTGTTCAGGAACTCGGTTGGGAAAAGAAGTGATGATATACGTTCTTGTTGTTGTAACATACTTCGCTGGCAATGGCGGCAACGGTCAGAATGTTACCTTCCAAGAGTTCAATAGCTACAATGCGTGTATGTATGCGCTCGGATTCATTGAAGAAAAGAAATACGGAAGAAACATTTGGGATAAGTATAAGATGGCTTGTGTGCCGAAAGGATGAGCATGGGAAATATCAATGGTAAGGTGTGGGGTGACACAAGCGTCCTCATACAAAACTCTGTAGTAGAACTACACAAGATTAACGCTAAGGCTGGATATCGTTGTTCGGAGCATAAACATGCACACAAATGGAATGGATTCTACGTCATCAGCGGAGTGCTGGAAATCCATGTACGAAAGAATGACTACGCCCTCACTGATGTTACTGTTCTCAGAGCAGGTGATTTTACAACTGTGCGTCCTGGTGAGTATCATTGGTTCAGCTGCGTCGAAGATTGCGCTGCATTAGAACTGTATTATCCCGAAATGATTTCCGAAGATATTCAGCGACGCAGCGTTGGCGGTCAGGATCATTCTAAGACCGACGCAGTTCCCGATGACGAAGACAAGTCGCCATGTGTTGCGGTTTGTAAGCTCGATCCGACTCAAAGATTTTGCGTTGGATGTAACAGAACCGTAGATGAAATTCGTGAACATGGATTGAAGGCTAAAAAATGGAAACCGCATCAGTTGCAAGCATTATGAGTTCCAATACGTTCGTCTCTATGGTAGAGCAACGTATCGCAGACAAGGGTATGAGCTATCTCGAAGCTATCACTGACGTATGCGAAAAGACTGGGCTTGAGTTCGAGAACGTATCTAAGCTCATGACACCTACTATGCGTAAGCTACTTGCTGCTGAAGCTACGACGCTCAATCTTTTGAAGCGCACTGGTTCAAGGTTACCGCTATGACTTCTACGATGATGAACGCAGTCGACATCCTTATTGAAAAGTTTGTCCTTGGTCGTTATGGTAATGAATACGTTGTTGATCGTGATTTCGCAAGCGATATGTATCGTATCACGAACACAACAACTAGACGATTTGTTTGTATTGACAGATATCAATTAGAAAACTCTGTTTCTCCAATGGGAATGGTTAAACAATTAGTCGATCAGCTTCATCATAGGTCCTACCCTATTGGTGGCGGTGTTGGTGCGCATTCGGGTGGGGGTGCCGTATACATTGCGCCGCAACCCGTAAAGATTTCTGGGTCTGAACCAGGTCAAATCTATGTTGATGAGTTAAACATGACAACCGACGATATTCGTAAGTATATTGATGGGGGAAACATGACACCCGATGATCTTCGTAAGAAGCTGTTCAACGTAAACGAAATCGCTATGATTTCCAATATCAAGAACCAGCTCAGAGGGTATCTTGGTCGAGAATGTCCGCACGCAGCGATGTTTGATTGGAATCGTATTGTTATCGCTGGTGGATATTTTGCGAGCGTCATTAACGACGAGCCCGTCAACGACATTGATTTGTTTCTGCTCCGCGACTTCCATAACAAAAGTATCATCGAAAGGGATATGTGGAACGTTAAAAACGCGCCAGCCGCATCGCATATGTTTACGGTCGGCGATATGAGCTATATGAAGAACGATAAGATCAAAGGAACACTGCAGGAACATAGAAACAAGATTCAGTACATCATCACTGAGTATGATACTCGCGAAGAGCTTGTCAGTCACTTCGACTTCAAGCATTGCTGCGTTTCGTACGATTATCACAAAGATAAGTTGTACATCACACGCGAAACGTTTGATCTTATCAAGCAGAAGCGTCTTGTTCCTAATCCTACTGCGGCTAATCAACCAGAGTCGTGGCGTTATAATAAGTTCTGGAACAAAGGTTGGAAGTCTGAAATCCAATTCAAAGAATCAGCTTAATTCTTATGGAAGGAATGAAAGCGTATAGTCGCTATCAGGCGCTCAAGCTACACTTCACATCTGAATACGATTTTGTGAAGTATGGCGGCAAGGTGCGTAAGATCAGCGAAGAAGCGTTCCTTAAACGTAAGGATCAGTTTCTGTTCCGAAAGCTGGAACGCAAGTACGACGATCAACAACTCACCGATTTCTTTGTAGCCAACTTCGTATCTAATGCTGGCGTGCGTTGGGTTGGTGAGATGAACGGAGTAGAATCAGAAAAGGTTTATCTTAACTGGTGTAAGCGCATCGAAGCGTTTTCGTATTTCCTTAAACAGGATTTGGAACACGTAGCTGATGCGACTGAGGATGTTCGTGGTATTCTATTGACCAAAGGCGAGCACCCCAAGCTATTGAAGCTGTATCTTGGTAACAAGGTGACAGCCGAAACAATGATAGCGTTTGATATGATCACCAACATGCTGGATACATGGAACAAGATCATACAAGACGACATCGTGTGGCCAGAAGTCTATCGCCAGCTATCAAAGTATCGACCGTTTGTTAAGGCTGACAGATCGTCGATAAAAAAAGTTATGCGTGATGTATTCCCGTCTTGACAGCACGCTATATACTAGTATATGATGATTAAGTGGATAAGACGAATATCTACATACGAAACATACAACGGAGACATACATGAACGAATCATTTTCTGCCCTCAAGCGTCAGCGCACTTCTTCCCTCGAGAAGCTCACCAAAGAAATCAACAAGCTCGCTAATAAGGAAACGTCGTCATCATCTGACGATCGTTATTGGCAGCCCGAAGTTGATAAGGTAGGTAATGGCTACGCGATCATCCGCTTCCTTCCCGCTCCCATGAATGAAGAACTCCCTTGGGTTCGCATTTGGAATCACGGATTCCAGGGTCCTGGTGGATGGTATATCGAAAACTCTCTGACCACACTCAATCAGGCAGACCCTGTCGCTGAGTATAATTCCAAGCTCTGGAACTCAGGTAACGATAAGGATAAGGAGATTGTTCGTAAGCAGAAGCGCCGTCTGAGCTACATCGCAAACATCTACGTCGTCAAGGATCCTGCTCATCCTGAGAACGAAGGTAAGGTGTTCCTGTTTAAGTTCGGCAAGAAGATCTTCGATAAGATCAACGAAAAGATGAATCCTCAGTTCGAGGATGAAAGGCCTGTCAATCCGTTTGATTTGTGGGCTGGTGCTAACTTCCGTCTGAAGATACGCAAGGTCGAAGGTTATCGCAACTACGATAAGTCCGAGTTCGATGAGCCGGCTCCGCTGCTTGACGATGACAACGACATGGAAGCTATCTGGAAGACTCAGTTCTCGCTTGCTGAGCTTATTGCTCCAGATAAGTTCAAGAGCTACGACGAACTCAAGAAGCGTTTGGAAAAGGTTCTGTCTGAGCCTTCCGCTTCACGCAAGACTGAGGATGACGACGTCCCTTTTGAACGCCCTGCTCCGCGCCCGTCTGCGGCTCCAGCAGTTGGTAAGACGGCTGCTGCTCCTAAGAAGCCTGTCATGGAAGACGACGATGACTTGGAGTTCTTCAACAAGCTGGCTGAGGATGACGATTAATCACAGGGCTTATTCCTTTCACCTGTGATAGCCTAGGGGAGCTTCGGCTCCCCTTTTTTTATGCGTATGGTACGTTCTGTTTTTGTAAGAATTCAGTTAGGAATGGATCAGTGACGAACATCGCAAAGTTCTGACCTGCGATGTTGTTTCCTTCTCCACCGTCAGTCATAGCCGTGCTTTGTGACGAGTTGTTGTTAATGACAACCGGTTCATTAGACGCTCTCTTATCAGCAGCAGGAGTTTCTGCTGGAGGTGGTGGAGCAGTAGGAACAGGCGTAGATGCTGGAGCAGCCGGAGCTGGTTCCAACCCTCGTACAGTTTGAGCGCCACCAGTCAACATTTGCGCTGGTAACGTTTTAGGAACGCTTCCTCTCGACAGAACGAAGTTGCGCGCTTCCGACTCTTGACCCGTCGCAGCCATCTCAGCAGCTTTCTTTTTATCTGCTGAATTTAGCGCAGCATATGCAGCAGCAACATCTGGGTGATTCAGCATCCAATGCTGTGCAGTAGTTGTGTTCAGTGGCTCTCCGCCGCCGCCGCCAGTTGAACTGTTTCGTTGCGGTGTTCCTGTATCTCCCCCACCTCCCGATGGCGCTTCTGCTGGTGCTGGAGAAACGCCTGATGTTCCTTCGCGCGTAGGTGCTCCTGTGGGAGAAGCTCCTCCACCACCTCCGCCACCGCCTGTTGCTGGAACTGTATCGGTCTGAACGTTTAAATTTCCGCCACCAAGACCAGCCCCCATAGCTGCACCTGAACCGGTATCGGACGCAGATCTTACAGCTTCTGATGCAGCAGCAGGCGGAGCCGAAGTTATAGGCGTACCTCTGAATCTTCCTTGTACAGCAGTTTCAACGTTTAGATATCTTTCGCCTGTCACACGATTAAAAGCAGCAAACCCAAGTTGTTTTGCGATATCATCTTGAAGTATTATTATAGGTTCTTTTTTTTCGTTAGTGGTTTCGCCTCTGATATCTCTGGTAGTAAGAGGTTTGCCGTCTGGTTTCAATATGCTTTTTAATGCTTCTTCTCTACTAAGAGCAGCTAATTGTCTGGCTTCAGGATTGTTTTTTTGAGCTATTTGTGCTGCGACTTCGCGACGCATTTCCAATTCAGTTTTATTTTTATCACGTTCCTGCATTTCTTTGAAATCAGGATCATTCATTATAGCTTTGGTTAATTCGCTTAATCCTTTATGAGCTAATAATACGCCTCCAGCTATAGCCAAAAACGATAATCCAGCAGGAGACATCATCAACGTGATAACGCCACCCAGAGCTTTAACAAGAGCCCCTTTAGCAAGACCAGCTATACCTAATGCAGTGATAAGCGCATCAAGTACATCAAAGGGTTTATCATTTGGTTTAGGTGGCTCTGGTTTGTCTGGTTGTGCTGGTGATTCTCCGACTGCAGAAGCTAATGCCGTTTGTACAGGAGCTGGAATATTTTTATCAGTTAATATGTTTCGAACAAAGTCAAGTCGCGATGCATTGAGTTCGGTTCCTAGAGCCTTAAACTTAAAGGTGATATCTTTGTTAAGTTCTTTGAGGGATTTGATAACATTAACGAAAGATTTAACAGTAACTTTCGCTGTATCTTGAAGTTTCGTTATCTCAGACGTAAATGTTTTAAGAGCGCCCGTGATTGCAGATACCATCGAGTCTGACATCAACGTCGACGACACTTTCTGCAAGTTATCGTTAGCGGCTCCAGCTGATCTTCCTCCGAAGAACATAGAAACGCTCGGAAGGTCCATCTTTCGGCCAGGTGTTACTAGATTAGAAATAGCCATTAAAATAACCTCAAGGCTTTACCGACCGCATAGCCTGTTGCTACGCCGGCTACGATATCCAGCGGATTTACGTCTCGAGTTCCTGGTCTATCCATAGGAACAGAACCGCCTCTTACGATTGTTCGGGTTTGTGATACTACTCTGTTGTTATTCATTACGACAACTCGACCTGCGCCAGCGTTCATGTTTTCTTCCATGGCTCGAGCCGTTGATCCAGCTGCTACTGTACGGCCTTGCTGAACTGTAGGAGGAACTGCTCCAGGCGCAGCAGTAGGAGCACCAGACGAAGCTGCATATGAACTACCACCAATCTTTTCGACGTGCGGCGGATCGAACGATGCATGTGGTCTATGCAACCCATACTTACGTAGGAACGGATCGAGTGCTGGTCCTGGAGATATATCAATGGCGTTACCGCGACCATGCGACGATCCACGCCCCGATCCCTGAACAGTATGTTGCTGTCCTTTGTAATTGATAGTCATTGTTTGAGCTGGTCTAGCTGGACTGTATATTCCTGACTCACGATATACGTTAGCTCTAACCCAAAGCTGAGCTTGATACTCGTCGCTGCGATATGCGGAGTTAATGCTAACAGGCTGACCATATTCTTTCGCTGCACCATAAAGCCTTTTCAGAAGATCAGGATCAACCTTAGACAGATCAGCGTTACGACCCACAGTTACGTTTGATGGCTTTTCGCTAGTAGCGCCTTGAGCGCCAGGCTGAGTTTCTGCAGCATTAGGCGTTCCTGGTGAAGGAACCATTGCTGATGATGGGACGCCTTCTGGCGCTGCAGATGCTGCTGCTGGTGCACCAGATGGAGCAGCAGATGGAGCAGCAGTTGGTGCTCCTTGTTGTTCTCTAGCGACATCAGGGAGTCCACCGCCGCGAATAGCACTTACGGAAGACATTCCTTCTGTTTTTTGCTTATGCGGATTAACTTCACCGTGCCCAAAAACCTGTTCTGGCTTATATCCTAGAGTTGCGACTAACGTTTTAACTGCTGCGACTTGTACTGGTAATACGTCGCTGTCATCCTTAGCAATAACTTCAACGCCTTCTGTGTTTGCGTTGCTAAGACCTTCACCCTTTCCTTGTCCGTTTTTCATGTGCTGACCACGAGAGCCTGCGGGAAGTACGCGATATATCTTTCCTTCGCGATCTATGATATACTGTGTAGGATAGTTTCTTTCCATAAAAGTACGAATCACACCATCAACTTTCCCACGCCCTGCTGTGTGATGTACTATAAATCCCTTACGCTCAGACAACGATCCAAAGTTAAATCGGCCTTGTGTTCTACTTGTGTAGTCGATTATCGCTCCGCTTGTAGCTCTCTGCGGTTCTCCTGTTGCGCCTGGAGTTCCAGGAGAAGGAGTCATTGCTTGTTCAGGTACACCAGGAGGAGCAGGAGGAGCGGCTGGAGCTTGACCACCGCCACCCATTCCAGCAACTGCTCCAGGCGCAGCTGCAGCGGCAGCCCCACCACTAACAGTAAGACCGTATGACTGCGCTTTCTTAGCGATTCTTGCATCTAGATCTGAGATGGTAATACGACCATCACCGTCTAAATCTAAACCACGATTAGCTTCATAATAATTTTCACCTCGTTGAGTCAGTACGCCGTCAGGACGATTAGCACGTCCAGGCAGAAACACCGTAGCGTACATTCGACCAGCACTTGCACCAGACGGCAGTTTATTCGCAGCAAAGAATTTATCAACATACTGCATTTGCTGCGCACGTGTCATCTGATGAAGTGCATCAGTGGACGTTCCTAATCCACGAGCAGTAGCTGGCATAAACTGAATCAAACCAGTAGCGCCACTTTTTGAATGTCTTGCTTGTGGATTAATACCACTTTCTGACGCCATCAGCGCAAGCATATCATTTGAGCTTACATTATATTTTTTGGAGACGCGATCCACTTCTGCCATGAACTCAGTGTCTTGAC